GCAACGTGTGCCGTGTGGATGTCCCCTAGCCGCTCCAGCGCGTCCAAAATCTTCGGTACTGCGCGAAGAGCGGCTAGGAGATCAACTATCATTTTTTGGTAGCGTATTCCTTCACTGCATCGACGATGCCCTGTCCACCAATATAAGCGGGGACAATGACCATTACTGCGCCGATAATTTGCTCTGACATTTCCGGTGAGACTCCCGCCCACTCAGTTGCCAATACGGTTAAAACGCCGCCAATAGCGACCCACAACTTTCTGCTTTTTAGTTTATCTTTCATATTACTCTCCACCAAACAACTTACTAAACGCTGCCGCTCCACCCGCTGATCCTAATCCAATCGCTCCGACGAGCTTCCAACGAAACTCCTCTAAATACTTTAGCCTAAGTGAATGATTATTCATACGCTCTGCAATCTCGTCAAGACGGTCTGCTATAGCTATTTGCCGAGATTCAATCCTAGCCAGTTGTGCCGACAATGAATTAGGATCATAGTCCGCCATTTTCTTGCTCCTTCTCTTCAGCTTCCATCCGATCACGCTCGGCCTGAGCGTTTGGGTCTAGCGGCCATTCCTGTTTAATTAAATCTAGATCAGTGTAACTAGCGGCAGCGTTGTATGCCCCTTCCAGACGATCCGCCTCGGCAATCACAGCAGCACGGTATTCGGCCCAATCCTCTGCCACTGATCGGTCACGCTCCACACTGGCTATTACCATCCAATCAGATTGAGCCAACATCTTACCAGCAGTGTCTTTGGCTCGTGCAATGCCGTCCGACTTCTCACGCTCCAACGGCGCACGGACTACTGGTGGCTCTTCAGGTGTCACCCAGCTAATGCCTTGAGCTTCCTTGTCAGCCTCTGTGGACACCCGAAGCCAGTTGGCGGGGAATGAAATGTTGTTGTGAGTGAACGCTTTGTCCATCGGCAGTGCGCGTCCTTCTGTTGTAACGTATGGCATAGTATTAAATCCTATCTGGCGTTGGCGTATTTAAAGGGTGACTCGGCGAAGGCTGCATACACGAAACTTGTATTGTTTTGGTTTGTAACAGACCCCGAACCCCTGAATTTAAATCCGTTAGCTATAAAATCCACCTTGTTTGTGGATGCGGTTGCTTCGGCGTTACTTGTGCTTGGTTCAAGAAAATCATCAACTACGTTGTAGCCCTCCCGCTTGTTATCTAACAAAAACCAATCTTGTGATGCGCCTATGTTTTTTATCAGTACAAAGGCTGGTCGGAATCCGGTGTAGACAAATGGCCCGTCATCATCGTTATTGCCTTCGTACTTTCCAAACTTTGAGTAACCTTCGACTCCAGCAAACGCCCAGATGCGGAGGCTATATCCGCCTCCGTAAGTATCTCTAAAGATTGTACCTAATTTAATGTAATCAGCATGAGCCGCCCCTGACGGGAAATAGGTGCTGTCACTTGATTGGGCCGAGTTGGCATCTAGTTTCAAATAATTACCGCTACTCAAATCTTTATGAAACGCAGGGAATGCGGTGAAGTTTCCGTACCCTGAATCATCAGATACGAAGAAAAACTCCGGTGCTGCTGATAAACTATGGGCCACCTCAAGGTCGCCGCTAGTAACCGGAGTCACTTCAAGCGTAGTTACGCCAGCCGAATCATTGTAGTGTTCAGTGTTAGGTGCGGTGTAGGAACCATTCCAAGTGCTGCTCGACCCAGTGCTGCCTAACTTCCAAAGCCAAGCTACATACCGTTCGGTGTGTGTATCGCCTTCCCCATCATCGTAATGAAAGTTTGTCTCACCCGCTTCATCTACCTCGATGCCTCGGTTCGTGCCAGACCCAGCACTAAATGAACTCACCCCATAATAGCCAGAGTTAAGGGCATAATCATCGCCAGCAACGTCATAATCTAGGTTATAACCACCATTCCAAGTGCCTGTAATTGTATCGAACAGGTAGTTTCCGTACTCATCAGAGCCACTGTTAGTGTAGCCCTGTTCTGCTTTGTTGTCCCTGTCCTTAATCCACGCCATCCCAACGTCGAAGTTTACTCCGGTGACGTTCTGTGTTGAACCGCCGCTGTTGAGGGGGTCGGAGTTTCCGGTGTAGGTTAGTATGTCGAAATGGTCTGGTGGGTTAACGGCTGGCGTACCAAGCCTAGATGTTTTCCATTCCCCGTAATCTGTTGGCGCGGTGTCAGTCCATTCCGACTCTTGAAAGTAAACAGTGAACGTGGCTCCGTACCCCGCGAACAGAGGTTGGACTAATGAGTTGGCTGTAAATGTTATTGTCCCATTGGCACTTGCGTTGGTCGGGTCGCCGCCAGAGTTCTCCCAGCTTCCGTTATTGAATCGAAACCATACCTTTCCAGCGTCAATGTCTACGGCCACCCCAATACGGGCGTTAGTTTCAGATTGGTCTTGAGTGCCAGTTTCATAGTAAGATGAGTTTCCGCTGTTTCCAGTGCCGCCAGCGGAGCCAGTGCCGTTGTAAATTAAACCATCGTAAAGCGCGTAAACGATTGAGCCAGTGTTGCTGCCGTAAGTCTCCACTTGGCACTTTTGGTTTATATCAATACCTGCATTCCACCTAGTTGATGAACCTATGGTTCCGATAACCTCAAAATAAAACTTACCAGACGTAGCCCCCATTGTTCCACGCACGTTCTCCCAATCGTTATTGCAGACCGCTTTTAGGTTGCCCTCCGAGAGAGTGACGCCGCTGCCTTTGTCGATTGGCGACATCACGCAGAAGGAGTCAGTAGGAACGTCTGTTCGGATGTCCGTTGTGCTGATATTCGTCGGCTGAAAGTGATTTTTGTTACCGCTCTGGTCACCGCCGATGTAGACGGGGTTAAGCTCTAGCGGGGCTGATGGAACTGTGTAGGTTGACCCAGTGTATTTCTCTTCGCCTTTAGCATACCTAGCATCAAATATGTATCCATCAAGAACGTAATTGGTGGACGCATAAATGCCGCCAATAGTTAACTTCCTTGCTGCGGTTGCATTAGAATCAACGGTTACATCGTATATTTTATTGCCGTTCAAATACAGCCTAGCTCCGTCTGTATTGCCATCAGTCTTAACTAGCGCAACGTGATGCCACTCCCCCGTGGTTACTGCCGTTGATGACGTTTGCCTCTGGCCGCTTCCCGAATCAAAGATGCTCCAATAACCACCCCCGCTTTCAATAATCCAATTGAGTGCGCTGCTCACGTTATAGGCAGACATAACGCCCATAGAAACACCGCTAGACGGGTTACTATTAAAATAAACCCAGCATTCGGCAGTAAATGTTTCTGATGTTCCAATGGCGAATATGCTGTCGCTGGGAGTCTGAAGGTAATCATTCCCATCAAAATACATCGCAGTTGATTTAGCTGCGGCCTCGAAGGGTGTGGAGGCTACAGGGGCCACCGTTGACAAATCGCCGCTACCCGTAAGCGTTTGATTGCCTGACTCATCGTCCCAACTAGAGTCATCCTTATCTGGCTGAAGGAGTAGCTTGGTGTTGGTTACGGCTTCTAACTTACTGGTTGGGCCACCGGACGGCGGAGTGATTGCGGTTCCATTTACAACCCGCACATCATACATATAGCCTTTGTAATAGTAGGAGGAATACGACCACCCGATTCGCAGATTTGAGGATTGGTCAAAGTCGTAACTGCTAAAGCTAGACGAGCTTCCAACTTCTTCTCCATTTAGATAAATTTTAAGTGTTCCACTCTCTCTGGTGACAGCGACATGATACCATTTGTTTGCTTCCAGCACGGAGGAAACGATAAGATTTGCGTGTGTACCTCCATCATAGCCTCTCCAGTAAATATCATCATATTGCTGGTAAAGAACCCAACTACCGTTAGTAGTGTAATTATTAGATGCTAGAAGGGGTTCCCAAACTGAACTGCTGCCTGACACGCCACTGGGGTTAAACCAACATTCGATTGTAAAGTCTCCAGTACCAAAATCAAAATCAGCATCACTTCCTGTTTCAATCTTGTCTCCACTCCCATCAAAGTAAATCGCCCTATCGTCACCAGTAAACGGATTGCCAACTGCAATGCTATGCTCTGGGTCGCCAGTGTCAGTAATCGTATGCCCCGCCGCCACATCAACAAAGGTTGTGTCGCCATCATTGCGGCCTATGGAGGATACGAGGAGGTCGGCCGAATTACTCGGCTGGGCGTCGATATGGAATCCGTTGTTTCCAAAGTCAGTGCCAGTGTACTCTTTAGGTTTCAGCCCACCGTAACCATTTGATTCAGTAAAATCTGTTACTCCACCTGTAACCGTTTTTGCAACCCCATCTAAAAAATATACATCCGCAATCAGTAGGTTTGCTTTACCATCGTTAGATGAGTTGTTGCCAATAATCTGATTCATGCCAGAATTGCTGACGCTCATAGTGTGCGTAGAGGTTGGGTTCCCTCCGTCAACGGATGCAGATGAGGCAAGTACCCCGTTAACATACAGCTTTAGCTTGTCAACTTGAGCGGATTGCGAGGCATCCCAAACCAGCATTAAATTGTAAAACGCACTAGGGTCACGCAGTTTTGGCGACCATCTCCATTGGTAATTAGTGGAGCCAGTGTTGTCATCGTAAAATAAATTATCTTCAGTGCCAGCCTCACTTCTGAACCTTAACACGGAAGCATCTGAGGAGCTGGTTCCTCCAGTGAATACGGCATCGTCGTTGTTTAACTCACTCCGCTTGACCCACGCCGAAAACGTCCATTTAGTTCCATCAGTGGGAGTGCCGATAGAGTTCCTGTCTAGGTGAGATGAACTGTCGCCCGTCGATGAGCCAGAGGCTAACCGCAGCGAACGAGTCACAGGGTCTTCGGCTGGGGTTGAGTCAGCCGCCGCTGGCTTATTCCAAAGTGCTGATGCAAAGTCTGCCATTAGCTAAAGTCTAGTTGCGGTGCGCCGAGCAAGATGGTGTTGTCGGCTTGTATAATGTAAGGCAGCACGTCCACCTTTGCTGATCCGCTTGAAAGTGAAGGCGCGTTGCCTCCGATAGTCTTGTAATCAGAAGTCCACGTTGCTGTTGACGTTGAACTGTCTTGGATCAGTACGATCACTCCAGTTTGACCAGCGGTTACTGTTGCTGTCTGGTTTGTGAAAGCATTTACGCCAGCATCCAGCGTAATGATAAAGTTTTGATAGGCGTTGAAATCTAACAAGCCACTTGTCAGGTCTGAAAAGTCATCGGTAAGAGTTCGGCCTTGCTGCGGCTTTGTCCAAGTGTTGCTTACATCGGCTTTTACAATGTCCGCATCTGCTGGCTCATAAACACCGCTATGATTGTGCCCTGATGGCGAAGCACCAATGTCGCTCAACACCTCCGCTGTGCTGCGACTCTCTAATCCACTCGCCGTAAACCTAGCGTACTCGTCATCAGCTACATCCGCTGAGTTGATTTGAACGGCGTTTGTGTTGGCGATGCCGAAGGTGAGTGCCGCTTGCTTTGCGTTCCACGTTGCTGCGCTGGCAATGTAACTGTCAGCGATTGCAGTACCCTGCCACGTTCCTGTTGCCACAGTTCCTAAAGTCGTAACATTTGCCGTTCCGGCCCAAGTAGACAGTGCAGTGTTTTCTACATTGCTTAACCCTACATCAGTGGCCGTAGTGTTAGTATTAAGCAAAGTAGTAATGCTAGTAAGCCCAGTACCGCCGTTTGTAGCCGGAAGCGTCCCCGTTACGTCAGCAGCTAAATCAATCTGATTACAAGTAATTACTTGAGTGGCTTCATCTATCGTAATGTAGTCTGGAGTTCCTGTTACCTCAACATTTGTTGAGTTGTCTGTTCCAGCGGGGTCAACGCTTAAAGCTGACCTAGCCGCACTGGCAGTAGTCGCCCCCGTGCCTCCGTCAGCTATGCCTAGAGTTCCTGTAATGCTTGACGCTGCTAAGTCAACTGCCACCTCAGAAGACTCGATAACCAAACCGCCATTAGCCTTTAGGTCAGCAGAAATCGTAGCAGTGTAATCGCCAGACCCTGTGTTGGACTGCGAAATAGTAAGTCCATCGCCAGCGGTTATATCAACGCCAGTTATGTCACCGCCGCTAGTGCCAGATGCGGTTGACTCAATAGTAATGTCGTTAGTGTTTTCAGTTAGGGTAATGTTTGCCCCAGCCTTAATCTTCTTAAACTCTAAATCTACACTGCTTTTCTGCTTGAAGATTCCGAACTCAGTGCCGCTTCCAGAGCCAACATTGCTTGCAGTGTTAACTTCCCCGCCGCCGCCAGCCGTACCGTTAGCTGCCGTTGTTATGCGTCCCTGCGCGTCTACGGTAATATCAGCGTTAGTATAACTGCCCGCACTAACATTTGTGTCAGCGATCTTTGCCGCAGTCACCGCATCATTAGCAATCTTTGCGGAGGTTATTATGTTGTCAGCTATAAGGTTATCAACGGTAATCTTCTTAGTCTCACCAGAAGACGTTACCGACTGATCGCTAACGTCCACAATCGGCAACACATCATTAGATGCTGCCGATGTTAACTCACTTAAATTGGTAATCGTCTTCTTGCCAGCCATTTAA